TACCCGGTTGGCATTGGAATCCGGATAAGGAGCTAGAGCCAGTCCTAGTATCTGAAGAAGAAGCTGATAGAAACTTCCATATCCAATGGCTTACTGGAGATACGACCGATAATATTCCGGGGATATGGAAAATGGGTCCAGCCAAAGCAAATAAATTAATAGATAGTGTATCTAAATTAGATTGGACTCAAGCGGTTTTGGCTACATATGAACAAGCTAAAGATAGAAATAAAGAAAAATATACCTATGATTATTGTTTAGCTATGGCTAGATGTGTAAGAATCCTAAGATGTGGGGATGTTTCAGAGAAGAAAATAACATCAAAAGATATTGATAAAGAAATTAAACTATGGACTCCCAATTGTTGGAGCTAATAGATATTTTCAGAAAGGGTTAAGCAATGTTTAATACAATACATTACTATATTTACTTAATGCGGACTAAAATAACCGCTTTGAAGACAAGATTGCTTGGGGGTCTAAAGAAAAAGAAAAAGAAAAAACACCCCAATACAGTAAACATTGTTTCAAGATATACCCCCAAACAGAAAACAGAGGGTTCGGCTGGTTTTGACCTAATTGCTAATCTGTCTTCAAACAACCTTTTATTTAGGGCCGGAGAAACACACCTAGTTCCTACAGGAGTTTCAATAGAAATTCCTAAAGGTAAAGTAGGTCTTTTATTCATTAGATCCGGCCTATCTGTTGAATCTCCACTTGGTTTAACAAATGGCGTTGGAGTAATTGACTCAGATTATAGGGGAGAAATCTTAGTTCCCCTTAGAAACTTTTCTGCGTCAAAAAGACATACTTTACTTAATGGTGATAGAATAGCACAATTGGTTATATTAGATTATTTTTCACCATTTTTAAAGCATGTTTCTAGTTTAAACGATACAATAAGAAGTAGTGGTGGCTTTGGATCAACAGGAAAAAACTAAATGAATACATTTCAAAACTTTATTGCACTAAGTCGTTATAGTCGTTGGATTGAGTCAGAAAATCGTAGAGAAACTTGGTCAGAAACAGTAGACCGTTGGTGGGATTACTTTACAAGCAAAGCCCCACAATTAGCAACTAGACCAGATATTAAAGATGCTATTTTAAATCTACAAGTATTACCAAGTATGCGCGGTCTTATGACTGCTGGTCCAGCACTAGATAGAGATCACACTGCTTTATATAACTGTTCTTACTTGGATATTGATTCAGCAAGATCATTCAGTACTCTTATGTATATTCTTATGTGTGGTACTGGTGTAGGATATTCTGTTGAACATCGTTGTACAGAAAAACTACCAGTAGTTCCTAATAAAATTGAAAAGAATTTTAATAAGATTATTGAAGTACCTGATTCAAGAGAAGGTTGGTGTGATTCTTTATTTGATCTAATATGCCACCTATATGAGGGTGTTCATCCAAAATGGGATACTAGCAAAGTAAGACCAGCAGGGGCTAAACTAAAGACATTTGGTGGTCGTGCAAGCGGTCCCGGTCCCTTGGAAGAAGTATTTAGATTTGTCACACAAACATTCTATGCTGCAAAAGGTCGTAAATTAACAGCATTAGAATGCCACGATATTTGTTGTAAGATTGCACAATCAGTTATTGTTGGTGGTGTTCGTAGGTCTGCTATGATTTCACTTTCAGACCTATCTGATCGTGAGATGGCCAAGTGTAAAAGCGGTTCTTGGTGGGCATCTAGTGGTCATAGAGCACTTGCTAATAACTCAGCAATCTATCAGAATCGTCCACCACTTGGTCAGTTCCTTGAGGAATGGACTGAATTGTATAACTCTCACTCAGGAGAACGAGGAATATGCAATCGTCACGCGATGAAAACAATAGCGGAAAAGTCTGGAAGAAGAAGCGACATAGAGTATGGTACAAACCCATGTTCAGAAATAATTCTCAGGCCGAATCAATTCTGCAATCTCAGTACGATTGTCTTAAGACAAGAGGATACAATAACCACAATCAAAAAGAAAATTGAAATGGCTACTATTATTGGTACTATCCAAAGTATGTTTACCCACTTTCCATATCTTTCTGAAGATTGGGCAAACAACTGTAAAGAAGAAAGACTACTTGGAGTATCAATGACTGGTATCTTTGATAACTCTCTTATGAATGGCTCCAAGGGAATGGGTAAGCTTGCTCATGCTCTAGAGTCTCTTAGAGAACATGCTGTAAAAATAAATCTTGAGTGGTCCGAAAAACTCGGAATTAATCCAAGTAAATCAATTACATGTATTAAACCAGAAGGAACAACAAGCTGTCTTGCTGATTCATCTAGCGGTCTACACCCAAGATACTCTCACTTCTATTATAGACGGGTACGGATTGATAAGAAAGATCCTATGTATCAGTTTATGAAAGATGCTGGAGTTCCTTGTGAAGATTGTGTAATGAATTCAGATTCAACTGGTATCTTTACATTTGCTCAAAAAGCTCCTGAAGATTCTATTACACAAAAGAATCTTAGGGCTTTAGATCATCTTGAACTATGGTATACATATCAGCAATCATACTGCCATCACAAACCATCAATTACAGTCTCTTATGGAGATGATGAATTTCTAGCTATAGGACAATGGGTATATGAAAACTTTAATGAAATTTCTGGTATCTCGTTTTTACCAAAGTCTGATCATGTTTATGCTCAGGCTCCATTTGAAGAGATTGATGCTAGAACATACAATCTATATCCAAAAGTAGATGTGGATTGGTCGTTGTTACAGGAATACGAAAAGACAGATTCAACTAAGTCTTCTCATGCTATGGCCTGTACTGCTGGTGCTTGTGAAATTGTAGATTTATCATAAGGAATTAATATGTATTCAAGAGAACAAATGTCAACAAGACTTAAACTAGGAACAACTTTATCAACCCCAGAATTAGCTTTAGTAGTTAAAACGCTTTTTGAAAAGGTTGAAGAATTACAAACAGAAATTAATAATTTAAAGAACCTACATAATGAATCAATTTCCACAAATAAGCGAGGAACTGGTACTGATATTGGAAAAAATATACAAGCCTCTTCCATACAGTCAGGATTTAAGCTCTGAGGATTTTACTAGGGAATCTGCGTTTGCTGCTGGTCAACTAGATGTTGTACAAAAGTTAAGATTGGCTTATGAAAAGCAGAAAAAGGAGAGATTTAATGTCTAATTTTAATTCCTCATATTTAGCTGATCTAATTAAGAGAGCACAAGTAATTAGAGAACAGCAACAACAAAGAGAGTCATTATTAGCTAGGCAGCAAACCATAACATCTAGATTAAAACCTACCCAAGTTACTCCTACCGCTATTAGGCCAAGACAAAGAGTAATGGGTGAACCTGATACCGTAATTAGACAAAGACGAGATGAAATAGCTCCACTAATTAAACAAGCAGAATCTTTTCAGGTAGCTAAAAAACCAACAAAAGAAGTATTAGGTGCTTTTGACTTTTTTGGACAACAATCAAGAGCAAACCAACAAAACATTTCATCTCCTTTAGGGGAAACAAAAAAACAAATAGAAGCATTACAAAGAGTTCAAGAATTAAGTTCTTCCATATCTCAACTACAACCATCCAATCCATACTATAGAAGAGGAACTCGTGCAACAAGAATATATTATAGAACACCCCAAATACAAAATGCGTTAAAAGCACTTCAAGAAGAACAGGCTAATTTATTAAAACAACTTAATATTAAATCTGTTTTTGATGTTAGACCTAAGTTAGAATCACTTAGAGTAAAACAGTCAAGACTGGAAGAGCTTAATAAGCTATATGGCGTTTCTGGTTCTGGTTTATCTTCATTACAAACCGAATTAGATAAGTTCTATAAAGCTAACAACAAACTACAGGTATCAGAAGATATATTATCAATGGCTGATTTAAAAGGTTGGAATACTTTGAAGGCCGAATATGAAAAAAATATATCTCTTAGAAATACTTATCAACAAAAATATTTAAAATCTGGTTCTAAGTTTGATAAAGATTGGTTAGAAACATATAATAAAGCTGTTTTAGACACCGCTAAAAACATGTCTTCTGAACTACCAAAAATACTTAGATCAGCAGAAACTTCATTAACTGCCGCCAGAGGTACAAAAGAAGCTACATTAGGTTCTCTACAGGCAATTCAAAAATCACTAAGACCAGTGGATGTTGTTCAACAAAAAGAAAGAGTAACAATCAAAGAAGCAATGGTATCCCCTAGAGAACAGGCTATTGCAAGAGCTGGTATGGTATCTAAATTTGATAGTACGATTAAAAAAACGCCTCAGTTTAAGGCAAGACCAATTTAAGGAGAATTAATATGGGTGGAGCACCTACAATATCCGGCGGTATGACTCAGGCTGAATATCAAGAGTTATTAGCCGAACAAAGAAAATACGCTGAACAAGCTGAAAAAGAAAGAATGACAAAAATTGAGCAAATGGAAAAAGAAAGAGTTTCCGCAGAAAAGGAACTTTTAGAGGCTCAAAAACTAGCAGAATCAGAGAAAATTGCAGCACAACAGGCTGCTGAAGCTGAACTAGCTGAAGAAATTAAAGCTGTTTCTGAAGAAGAAGAAACAGATCAAACAAGACTTAGTTCAAGTTTTTATGATAGTTTATACAGAGGATTATCTTCTGATCAACCAAGACCAGAGTGAGGTAAATAATGGCAGAACAAACCTTAGCCGAAAGATTTAGACTACTTGATGGGCGAAGACAGTACCGAATTGAACTAGCCAGAAAATGCTCTAGTCTAACAATCCCATCTGTTCTGCCACCAAGAGGATGGTCAGAAGATGCTGCATTACCACAACCATATTCTTCTGTAGCAAGCAGAGGTGTTACTGCGATGGCAAGTAGAATGCTATCTGCCCTTATGCCACTAAACGATACCCCATTTTTTAAGTTTGGTCTTAAGAATGGCGCAGAACCAACACCAGAAATAAAATCTTATTTAGAAACACTTAGTTATCAAGTATATAATAAAGTTGTTTCTCAAAATTTAAGAGAAAACATATTTCAAGCTCTTCAACATTTAATTATTGTTGGAGATGTATTAGTTGTTATGGATGATGATTTTTCTTTTAAAAACCTAAGAATAGATCAATATGTCCTACAGAGAAATGTTCAAGGTAAAGTAATTGAAATTATTCATCTAGAATACTACCCAATCGAACCAGATGGAGCCGTTGATCTTCTAGGTGAAGGTATCGGCATGGAAACAAGAGTTGGTTATGATACTGTTTATTGTCAATATAAACTAAGTGAAGATGAAAAAACTTGGTTTGCTAGAAAAGAAGATGAAGAAGGTGAAGTAATTATGGAAGGAGAATATTCTATTCTTCCAATTATTCCCTTAAGATGGTATGGTGTTGTTGGTGAAAATTATGGAAGATCCCATTGTGAAGATATTTTAGGTGATCTTTCAACACTAGAAAACTATACACAATCCCATATTGAGGGGATGGCTGCATCTTCTACATTCTGGATTGGAGTAGATCCAAGTGGTCTTACTGAAATTGACGATATTTCATCCGCAAATAACGGTACTTTTATACCAGCAAGAACAAATGATGTTTTTTGTTTAAGCCCGTCCCAAACGCTAAATCCACAAATTCAGGCTACTTCAGCTGCCGTTGATGGAATGCGTAAAGAAGTATCTGATGCATTTTTAATGACAAGAGGAGCATTACCAACTGGTGATCGCGTAACCGCTACAGCCGTTAGAATGATTGGTTCTGAATTAGAAACAGTTCTTGGTGGAGCCTTTTCAGCGATTGCCAGAGATTTAATGGAACCAATTATTAAACGAACTGTATTTGTAATGCTTAATAATGGTGACATGGATGATAGAATGTATGAACAATTTTTTGATAAAGACGGTACTTTAAATATAGAAATTGTAACAGGATTACAAGCTCTTAGTAGAGACTCAGATTTACAGAAGTTAATGCAAATGGGTGAAATGGTAAGAAACCTTCCACCACAAGCCTTACAAACATTTAGGTGGGATTCATATGCAAAGGCTTTAATTTCATCTCTTGGTTTTGATCCAAGAATGTGGGTAAAATCTGAAGAGCAGATAATGCAAGAACAACAGATAGCTCAACAGCAAGCAATGGCTATGCAGATGCAGCAGCAGGCTGGACAAGCCATAAGCAATGGAGTCGTTAATACCGCCACCCAAGCTGCCCAACAGGATATTCAGGCTACTGGAGGTCAGGGAATTGCTCAAGTAGCTCAACAGGCTGGAATTGATCTATCACAATTAGGATTACAATAATGAAAAAACTAGATAAAAAATCAATGCCATGTAATAAACCACGCAAATCTCCAAAAGCAGGTAAAAAGCGTGTTGTAAAAGCTTGTGCAAACGGTAAAGAAAAGATTATTCATTTTGGAGCAACTGGTTATGGTCATAATTATTCTCCAGCGGCTAGAAAATCTTTTAAAGCTAGACACAAATGTTCTAGTGCAACCAATAAACTAACAGCAAAATATTGGGCTTGTAAGAATCTATGGGCTGGTCCTAGTGGTTCTAAAGCCAGCTGCCCAAAAGGTAAAAAGTGTAAAAAATAAAATGAAAAAAGCAAAGAAAAAGAAACCATTAGATGCTTGTGCTAAAGCAGCTAAAGCCGCTTATAAAGTATGGCCTAGTGCTTACGCAAGTGGAGCTGCTGTTCAATGTCGTAAAGGAAAGGGTTTCTTAGCAAAGAGAGTTCGTCGTGGCAAGTAAATTCTCTTTAGAAAAGAAAAAAGGATTACATGGTTGGTTTAGTCGTAACAAAGGAAAAGGGTGGATAGATTGCAAGACTGGAAAACCTTGTGGTAGATCTGGATCTAAAGATAAACGAAAGGGATATCCAGCTTGTAGACCTACTAAATCAATGTGTAATAAAAAAGGTACACGAAGAAAAACATCATCAAAAAGGGTGTCTTGGAAATGAAGACTAAATTTAAATGCGCATGCGGAACAACAACAAGGATGACGGGGAAGAACGCAGAATCAAAGAAAAATATGAAAGCTTCCTCAAAGATAAAGAATTCATCAAAGCGTTAAAACAAATTAGAATGCAATATGGTGAATTACTAAAAAAACTAAAGGATGGTAAAATATGAGTAATGTTTTTAAAGGTTTTGTTGAAGATGAAAAATACTTTATTTTACCTGTTTGCAATCTTGATATTACAGATAATGAGTTGGAAGATATTTTTGGTATTGATATTGCTCCAACAGGATTTAGACCGAGAGGGACAACTCAGGCTAATATACAAAACTCACTTTATAAGAATGTTAAAACAATTTCTTTTGCAAGTATTGTAAGAAAATTAGAAATTGATTATATTTCTTTTTCAGGAAATGCACTAAGTCACCAAACTCTTGATTATGATTACTCAAAAGAATTAATGATAAATTTAATATATAATCACCCAACAAATAATAATTTTAACATATACCCAAATTTAACAACAAGCCTACCACAATATACTGTTCAAACAAGAGTTGTTAACGGTAAAAGATACCCAATAGATATTAAAACGGTGGATCAATTGGTAGATGTTTTTGTAACAACAACTGCTCAATCTAGTTCTGTTGATAGAATTAATAAAGCTGTTCCATTTAACATAACTTTTTGGAAAAAGTTTTATAAATCTGATATAAAAAATAAAGACTCATTTTTGATAGACGGAAAACTACCCGGTGGTGTTAATCCAGCTCAACTACCATTACCATAAGGATTTAAAATGTCAAATTATTTTCAAGCATTAGTTCAAAATCAACAACAATATGTAATACCAGTTTGTAACTTATTACCATATAATGATGGTAGTTCATATCCGGGTGGTATTAGAGGAAATATAGCTGGAACAAATACACTACCAACTACTGGTTTAGTTATTCCTGATTATGTAAAAAAACTAGATATAGATTATATTTCATTTAGTGCTTCTCCTGAAAGTGCTATACAACTACCCGCAAATGTAGTTGGTTGTTATATTGTATACGATACAGGGTATGGTGCGGGTACTGTTTTTAATGTTATACAACAATCAACAGAAAGTTTATTAGAACTGGCAGATCCAACAGAATATAAAGTTGAAATTAGGGTTCCTGTGTCAGAATTAATACCAATTGATATTAAATGTATTAAAAGAATTGACCCCTCTCCATCAGCAGCAAATACAAACTATATTGCAGCACCGTCTAATATTACATTATGGAAAAGATTTTTTACATCAACATCAGATAATAAAAATATACTTACAACCAATAGTTTACCACAAGGTCCATATGGGGTAGTCTAATATGAAAACTAAAAGAAACTATAAAAAAGAATATGCTAAATATCACGGTACTGCTGCTTATCGTAAACGCAGATCTCAAAGAGTTCTTGCTAGACGAAAGCTAGAAAAACTAGGCCGTGTTCGTAAAGGTGATGGCAAAGATGTTGATCACAGAAGAGCGTTATCTAAAGGCGGTACTAATAATCTAAAAAATCTTAGAGTAGTACCCCGACGCACAAATCGTCGTAAAGACAATAACTAAGGAGTGTGTATGACAGAAGAAACCAACGAGACTCAGCAATTTGAATATCAACAACCAGCCGCTACAAGCGAGGCTGATATCCAAATTAAACAAGCTGAACAATCTCCAGTCTCTAGTCAAGAAGATATGGTTAATGCTAGAGAGAGAAAAGCATTTGAAATCTATGTTCAAAACCAAGGAATTGAAATTCCAAAAAACTTTAAAGATGCAGGTGCTTATTTTGACTCTCTAAAGAATGCTCAAAAGGAATATACTAAGGCTCGTCAGGAAATTGCAACACTAAAGAAAACATATGAAAAGGATGGTTCTGTAAATCCAGCATATGAAGAACCTAATGTTGAATCTGAAGAACCAGTAGTTGAGCAACCAAAGGTAAATATTCCAGAAGAACTTAGAATTCCTGAAATTAAAAAGGAAGAAGTTAATACACCAGAGCCAGTTAAATCAACAATCTCAGATGAAGATTGGTCTAAATGGTCTATGGAAGTTGCTATTAGTAATAAACTATCAGAAGAAACCATTTCAGAGATTAAAACTAAGACTGGCTTTTCTGATCGTATGATTACAGATTATGTCGAGGGACAGAGAGCACGGTCCCGTGAAGCCTTTGGTAAGGCTGCTGAAATTGTAGGTAGTAAGGAGCAGTTGACATCTATCTTTGCTTGGGCGGCAAAGACAATGACTCCTGCACAGCAAGCAGAAATTAATGCAACACTAGCTAGCCCAAGTTGGGAAGTTGCATTACTTGGTCTGCAAGCTAAATATGATAAAGCTACAGCAGGTTCAGCCAAGGGTAAAGAGATGCCTAAAGGTAAACAGCAGGTCAATGTGGCCTCTACTAAGGCTCCTCTACAGCCCTATAAGACAAAGCGTGAGTTCTATGCCGATAGAGGGAATCCAAGATACAACAGTGATCCTAAGTTCCGTCAGGCAGTAGAACAGCGTGTAATGATGACGGATATAACCCGTCTTCCAAACTAAGCTAAGTTATTGATGCAAATCCCCCATTATGGTAATGGATGGCTAAATAACAAAGCAAACATTAAGTAGACTCCATTAGGAAAAATCTAATAATGTTAGTTTAAGATTTGTCACTATATTGTTTTACTTTTTTACTAATTAAACTTAAACTAATAGGAGTATATAATTATGGCAGATAATTTAGCACACACAGATCTTGTAATGCGTACAGATGTAACTGCTGGTCCATCAGGTGGAGCAGCTGGAGCTAATAAACTTTGGCTACCACTATGGAGCGGTGAAGTAATCCACGCATACGATCAATACAATATTTTTGAAAATATCGTAACAAATAAGAATCTAACTGGTGGATTCTCATGGGAATTCCCTGTTACTGGCACAGTAAATTTAAACGCAGCATGGGATGCTGGTGAAGAGCTAATGGGTGGCGATGCTTCTAGCACTACCTTTAAGGTAAATCTAGATAAGCGTCCAATGGCTGCTCACTTTGAAACTGACAATGTAGATGCCTTAATCTCTCAATGGGATTATCGTAGCGAACTAGCTCGTCAGGCTGGTCAGACTCTTGCAAACACCAGAGATAAGCAACTAGCAGTATCTATTCTAGCTGCTTGTGCCCTTCCAGTTCTAGCTTCTGATCCAAGAGGATACTCTACAGCATCTCTTCCAGCTCCGGTTGTTGTTTCAACTGCTGCTGCTTCAGCTGTAGACGAAGCTGCTGCTCTTAAGATTCTTAAGGCTATTGAAGATTACTTCGTACATATGCAGGAAAATGATTTCCCAACCAACAATGTAATTTGTGTAGTAACTCCAAAGGTATTCCAGACTATTCGTGGTCTTGGTATTACCAGAGCTACTGATATTTCTCTCACAACAGCAGGAGGTAATTTCACAAAATACCCAATGTTTGGTGGTGGCGTAGAATCTGGTGGTTTGGGTGGTCCTCTAAATGTTGGTTACAACTCTCTTGGCGATAGCTTAGAATACATGGGTTGCCGTATTATCAAAAGCAATCACCTTCCACTATCTGATTATTCTGCAACCGCTAATTCAGCTATCGGCGGTACTAAGTATAATCTAGATGCTGGTAGCATTAAACTACACGGTATGATCTTCCAGCCAGAAGCCGTTGCTGGTCTATCACTAATGGGTATGAAGGTTGACACCGTACAGGATGTCCGTCGAAATACTCAGTTTACCGTAGCTAGCATGATGAAGGGTACTGGTATCCTTCGTCCAGAACTATGTCAGGCTCTTGTTGGTGCTACAACCGCAGCCGATCTTGATGAAAGAGCAGATCTATTTACTGCTCTAGATGCTACCACTACAGGTGCTAATAACCTAACCAATGGTTTCGCTGCCGAATACGCAGTAACCGCCTGATAATGATTAATCTTACTGTTAATATCGTTTATTTAATTAAACAAGATTGACAGGAGGTGATCTAATATCTACCCCCGGCTCCCTTAAGTGGGAGTCGGGTGGTTTTTTTCTAAGGAGGCTATATGGGCTTTATAACCAAGCTACAAGCAATTAATCAAATGTTATTGGCTGCTGGTGAGTCTCCAGTAGCCGACCTATTAGGTAACTCTGGTATTGATACTGGTGTTGCCGAAACAATAATAGAACAAGCAAGCTTAGACTTTCAAATGAGAGGGCTTGCTAACAATAAAATAGTAAGAAAACTAAAAGCAGACTCTAATGGAAAAATTTTACTTCCAGTTGGAGCTGATTCCGATGAAGAAGGAATTATTTCTGCTGATTTAATGTCATTACATTTAAACAGTGATAATCAAATGATCGTTGCTAAAGTGTTTAATGATGGAACTGGCTCTAGCGGATCTATCCGTCTATATAATTTTACAGATGATACTGATGTTTGGACTCAGGGTGTAGATTATTATGTAGAAATTATTAAAAAACTTAAGTGGGAACACCTAGATACTCCTGTTCAAAGATCTATTATGTCAACAGCAGCTAGACATTATCAAATATTGACACAAGGAGATCCTGCTGCTGATCAATTCTTAAGTTTCCAAGAAGATATGTATAGAGTAAAAGGCAGAGCTGCTGATATTAACGATAAAAAACGAAATATATTTAGAACCGGGGATGCAAATGTTCGTGGAGCTGCGTTTAGAAACCCCTATTC